TAGTGTATATTTCAGCATGCTGATTCTCATAACGTTTATATTCAAGGCCGAATAGTGCATTCAACCCTGGTTCTAGTTCTTTGACTAGTTGTCCTCTACTTATCGCCATAGTTTTATACTCCTATTCTATTATACGCCCGCTTCTTGTTTCAAGAAGTGTTCGTTAATTGTAACAACAAAGTTTACATTTGCAGAACCAATTTCATTGTTATCTGGATCTTTTGAAACGCCAATTACTTTTAATTGACCATCAGAAGTCGCTAGATCTGAATCATCTAATTCTACTTTTGAAACGTAATCAGGTGAACTTCCTGCTGCATACACGATATCAGCTACATTACCAATATCAGTTTGCTCAGAAGCGCCTGCGTTGTCTGATTGTACTTCAAACCTTTCATACGGGTCATCAGATACAAATCCAACAATGTCTGTTGCAGTGTTAGATGCATCTAAATGATTCGCATAAGTAGGCTTGCTTGTTGAAGCGTCAGTGAAGAAAATTCCTCCAAGCGATCCTAATAGTACGTTGCCCGCTGCTGCTACTTGAACTTCTCCAGTCGCTGCCATGATGACAGGGTCATTGAAGTAAATCGCTGAAGAGCTTGCTGCGATGCTATACTCGGATAAACCTTGAGAATCTCTATTCTGACCAACTTTTCCGATCGGTTTTAAACCGAACGCTGCGTCTTTATTTGCCATAGTTGTGTCCTCCTTATAGACATTTTTAGTTTATCCTTTGATGGTTAAGAATTCTTTTTAGGATTTCTTTGAGCCACCGAAGGTTACACGTGACTGTCTATCAATATTGATAGGCATGTCGGGGTGCTGTTCCTTCATGAGATCAGAATCAACCGCTTTAACTTTGTCATCATGCATTTTTGCATAATACTCAGAACGCGATTTTGCGATCTCAACCGGTACCCTTGCCAGCACAAGGCCACCAACTCCGATCACTCCCTTGTATTTGCCATCTTCAACAACTGGGTAGTCTGAGTCAGGATATTCATCTGATCTTACTAATTCATATCCAGATCTTAATCGACCTTGAATATTCTTAGAGTCATTGAATCCTAATGATTCAGCCCGTAGCCATCTGTGTTGAAATCCTGTTGGCGCAGGGGGTGCATCTAAAGATGACGGTGGAGTCCAGACTTTTGGTTTAGAAGTTTTCTCTCTAGTCTGACTCGCACGAGAAGTTCTTTTATCGTTTTCCATATGCTATACCTCCTTCGTGATTTTTAATTGTTTCGCATATTCTTCAAGTGGCACTCCTAATTTTTTAGCGATTGCTACCTGTGATGAAGTGAGTCTCACAGTGTTTTTGCGACCAGTATTTGTGCTTCGCTTCGCTGAAGCTACTTGTTGCACCGGTTTGGCCGTATTTTCTCCCGTATCCGTATTATTACCGAATTTATTTGGGAATTCAAGTCTTATTCTCTTATCTATTTCAGAATAATACTCATCACTCTGTGGATCATAACCTTCTTCCTCTGTAAGCTTCTTATGTAGGTCAAAAGCAGTATAAGTCATGGCTGTATCTTGTCCAAACCATGTGTTTTTAGCTGCCCATTGTTCAGCTTTAGGATCAGGTGACCCTTGTGAAGCTGGTTGTCTATTAAGATTTACTTCGGGTTTTGGTTGTGCTTCTTTTTGTTTTTTGTACTCTTCTTGAGCGACTTTCGTCTCAGCAAGTTTAGCTTTTTTGTAACCAAGTTCAGATATAGCAGTTAAAGCTTCTGCTTCAGCTGTTAAGTCTTGTGCTTCTCTAGCTGCAGCAAGTTTAGCCTGTGCTGCTTGGATACCTGATGTGATACTATCTTCTGTAGATTGTAAGTATCCTGGTTCAAGTTTAGAGATTTTAGCTTCGGCTTCTTCTCTTAGCTTAATTTGCGCTTTTGCAAATTCAGCAGCCTCATCTTTTTGTCTCTCAGCTTCTCGCCATTTCTTAGTTAATTTAGCTATTCTTCTTTGTACTCCCTCAGAGTATTCTTTTAATTCGTCTTTCTTTTCTTCTGTCGATTCTTTCTCTTCGCTTTTAGCTTCTGTAGTCTTCTCTTCTGCAACGGGCTCCACTGGTTCAGCACTGCTCGTCTCAGTTGATTCAACTGCTGTTGTGTCAGATGTATCCTCTTGATTTAATTCGACCTCAGTATCAGGTCCGGATGTATCAATGTCAACAGTTTTTTCTACTTCTTGCATAGTGTTCTCCTTCCTATGTTAATATTGATGAAGTATATCTTCGGGGTTATCTATCGTAGCTAATACTTCATCATCGTTTAGCAATCTAACTTCGCCCCCGTCAATTTGTATTCGTGATCCTGCATAACGTGCAAAGATCACCCAATCACCCTTCTTGCACCATGGGCCTTCTGGAAATTTATCTTTGTCATAACAGTGTGGACCCATAGCAAGAACAAGACCGCAAGTAGAACCTACTTGTTGTCTCTCAAGTGTATCTTGTCCAAGAAATAATCCACCTTTAGTTTTTTCTGGCATTTTAAATGGCAGAACAACTAATCTCCATCCGGTTGGTTTAGGTAATTTATTTGATTCTTTTGTTTTTAAACGTTCGTAACCATCAACTTCTTTTTGATGACTTTCTTCGTATTTATTTAATAACGCCGGCTTAGTCTTTTGTTCTGATGTCGACGACGTTTTCTGGTCTCTCAGTATCATTTTTTTGCTCCTTTGGTTGTAGCAGGTTAGAGATCTCCTGATCTATTTTTTGGTAGGCATGTGCCTGTCCCATCAAATACTTGTATTTTTCCATATTGTCAACCCCACCAGATATCATCACCTCTGCGATTGACGAATAGTTATCTTTTAAATGTTTTTTTACTTTGCTTATTATTTGTAATTCTTCATCAAGAATCATTTTTTCTCCTTTTCTTTCTTAATATTTTTACTCTAGTGCTCCAACACCATTCACTCATTTTTATAATACGAGTCTCTACAAAAGAAACTGCATTGTCTAGTGATTCAAAAAATTTGTAAATTAATTTATCTAGCATTTCCATCTTCTTCTAGCCTGACGTAGTCTAGAATTAGGATCTGCTGCTGCTTTTGGAAATTTTTTCATTTGACCTGCACTTCTTGCACAGTACGACTTACGTCGATTTGCAGCTTTTGATCCAGGTTTTACTTTACCCGTCACGGCTGTTTTTAGTTTTGAGCCAGGATTTTCTCTTCTATATCGGGCGACCCCAGCTTTTGTCATCCCTGCTCCAGACTTTGTAGATCTGAAATACTTTTTAGTTTTAGGTGGTTGCTTATCTCTTCTT